TCGACAGTCGGCGCAAGCCGACCAGCAGTCCCGCAGACAGTCACAGTCTCAGCAGAGGCAGCGTGCAGCAGCGGATGCTGCGGCAACGGTGTCTCAGGGTTCTGGGTCTGGTGGAGATGTCGTGACCCCTACTCCTGCAACTCGACCAAAATCCATTCAAGAAGCGTGGGCGCTGGCGAAACAGCAAACCGCTTCGTAACTGCCTAAGGAGCAGAAATGTCCAACCCAAACTTCGACACATTGCTGTCGACCACACTCGATAACTATCGCGAGACGCTCACTGACAACGTGTTCAACTCGCGCCCCGTGCTCTACCACTTGATGGAGAAGAACCGTCTTCGCATGCTTTCTGGTGGTAACAAAATTGTTGAGCCACTCATCTATGACGAGGGTCAAGCAGGATCATACGGTGAGTATGATGTCCTCACGATCACTCCTCAAGAGGGCATCAGCGCCGCAGAGTTCGACTGGAAGTCGCTCTACGCCACCATCGCCATTTCTGGTCTCGAAGAGGCCAAGAACAACGGTGAAGAGCAGGTCATTAGCCTTCTCGAAGCCAAGACGATGCAGGCTGAGCAAACCCTGAAGAACAAGATCAGCACCATGCTGTTCGCTGACACGCTTGCTTCAGCAACTGACTGGAACGGTCTTGGAATCCTTATTGGTGACCATAACTCGACCGTAACTTCAGTTGGTGGCATTGACTGTGCAACCGCAGGTAACGAATACTGGCGTTCAGTCGTTCGCGACAAGACCGCTACGGCTTTCGCTGACGTTGACATCCGTCAGTTCGTGGCTGAAGCCTCTAACTCGGCTTCTGACTCGGGCACTGACCGTGTTGACGCTGTATTCACCGCTCAGGACGTCTTCGAACTCTATGAGTCACAGTTGACCCCTCAGGTGCGTTACAGCGACGTTGATTCTGCAAATGCAGGCTTCCAGAACCTCATGGTTCAGGGCGTGCCAATGTACTGGGACTTCGATTGCCCAGCAGGCACGATCTACGGTGTGAACTCGAAGTATCTTGGCTTCGCAGGTCACTCGAGCCGTTGGTTCAAGCAGTCAGCATTCAGCGACGGCCTTTCAGGCAACAGCAGTGCAGTTGCTTCACCAGCCACCGCTGGTCAGGCATCAACCATCGATGCTCGTTACTCAGTCATCACCGCCTACGGCAACATGACTGTCCGTAACCGTAAGCGTCACTTCAAGATTCACGACGTCGCTACTTCCTGACGTTTGATCTGGCGAATCGGGGCGGGCTTCGGCCCGCCCCTTTTTGCTATTTCGGGGGACGTTTCGTCTATCTAGTTGATGGAACGTCGAAACATTGCAGTTGTAAACGCTATGCGCGGAAACGCCCCTACGGATCACATTATGGCGAACGCTCACGGCAACGTGGAGCGTGCGTTGTGGTCTGGTGCGCCCGTGCAGCAGCGTGACCCAAAGTTGTGTGAGGCGCAGAACCATTCGTGTAAAGGGCCGAAGGCTTTGGGCACACGTTTCTGTGTTGGGCATCTGCGTTCAAAAGGGATGTTGGATGAGGCACGAGAACGTCAGAAGCAGTTGAAGGGCGAATCTAATGAACCTGAGTGAGTTGCGTGATGCTGTACGAACGCAGTTGGACTTGGATGAGGATGACATCGCTAATGCGACGTTGGACATGTACATCCGAGAGGGCTACGACCGTACGATCCAGTTGGAGCGACGTTGGCCGTTCTTCGAAACAACGTGGGACGTCACCTCGTCTGGTGCTTCCATCACAGTGCCTGCAACTCTTGCAGGGATCAGTTCTGTTATTGACGTTGACACTAATGTCCGTCTTGTCCAGATCGGGACGGAACTTGCTGAGGACAAGTTTTATGGGAACACTGGCGAAGGCACGCCACAGTATTTTTCGTGGTGGGGGAACACGCTGACGCTGTACCCGACCCCGTCGTCAAATACTGATTACAGGATCCGTGGGTGGCGCAAGCCAACTGATTGGATTGCTGGTGGCGCAGCCACAGAGGTTGATGCCGACGAACGTCTGCATCTCCCTCTGTTCCATTATGCGTGTTCTTTGGCGTATGCCCAGTTGGAGGACACTGAGTTAGAGAACACTTACATGCGTCGTTGGGCGGCTACTACGGAGCAAGCCCACGACGACATTATGCGCCCACAGCATCATGAGCCTTTGGTGTTTAATGGCGGTACACGCATCCGTGCCCGCCAGACAAGGTTTGTTTGGGATCTCTGATGGCTCGTGTTGAAGCACTGAACCTTGTCAACTTTACGGGTGGGTTGAACCTGCGTGCCGATGCGTTTGAGTTGGCGGAGAATGAGTCGCCCGACATGTTGAACGTAGATATCGATCCTCGTGGAGGGTTCTTTTCGCGTAAGGGTTGGGAGCGTTGGAACTCTACGCCGATTGCCTCGCCGTGGGATCCGAGATCGATGTTTACGCACACGTTGGCCAATGGGACTGAGCATGTGTTTGTGTCGAACAACGGGGTGTTGTGGGAGTCGACTAATGGTTCGTTTTCGACAGTGCAGGTTTCTGCCGTTGATGTGGCAGCATCAGCGAGTCCGCACTTAGCGGATTTCGCTGCTTGGGGTGACACGCTGTATGTGGCTTGCGGGAATCAGGAGCAAGTGTTGCAGTGGGATACGTCTGCTCCGTCATTGATGACGGCAGCAGGCGCATCGACGTTTACTGCTTACACAGCCCCGTCGACTGATGTGTTCCCTCAGTGTGATTTTATTGCTTCGCATTCTGGCTACATGTTTGCTGCTGGGACGTATGAGGATTCGAATGCCCATCCGCACAGGTTGCGCTGGTCTCACCCGGCTGTGCCGGGTGCGTGGAACTCGAATGACTACATCGATATTAAAGAGGGTGGTGGCCCGATCACGGGCATCCTCCCGATGCGTGACCATCTGTTGATTTTTAAGTCGTCAAGTGTGTGGGCGTTGTTTGGTTACGACAGCAACTCGTGGCAGTTGGTGAATGTGACGCGCGAGGTTGGGGCTGTGCATCGTCAGGCAATTGCGCGTTCCGAGCAGACCGTGTTCTTTTTTGCTTGGCCTCGTGGTGTGTTTGCGATCACAGACACTCAGTTCCCTGTCGAGATTTCTCAGCAGTTGCGTCCAGCGTTTGAGGACGCATATTTTGCGAACTCGGCCAGCACAGAGTTGTGGATGGGTTGGTTAAAGGATCGTTTGTGGGTGTCTGTTCCGTATTGGAATGATGGTTTGGGTTCTCCGCCTCCGACGGCGAAAACTTCGTTTGTGTTTGATCCGTCGTTGGGAAAGCAGGGCGCTTGGACTGCTTATATTGGTGCTGGCAGTGAGGGTGTTGGCCCGTTTGCGCAGGGCGGTAATTATGGGGCGTCTGACAACAAGGCGTTTGCGTGTTGTCGTGAGACTGCGTCTGTTGTTCGTGTTGACGAGTTGGATTTGGCGGGCGACAATTTTGATGGTTCTTCTGCTCCTTTTGATACGCGTTATATGACGCGTTGGGTTGATGCTGGTTGGCCGTCGTTGCGTAAGCAGTGGCGTTCTCCTGATTTGGTGTTGGAGAAAAGGTCGTCTGCTTACGATTTGTCGTTGACTGTGTTTCGTGATTTTGATTCGTCTGTGCCGAAACGTCAGCGAACTGTTTCTGTTCCGTCTGCGTCGTCTGCTGGTGTGTGGGGTGCGATGACTTGGGGTACTGATTATTGGGGTACGGGTGGTTCTGGCACGTTGTTGGAGCGTGGCCCGTCGTTTGGCCCTGCGTCGTCTGTGCAGTTGATGTTTGAAGGTGAAGATTTGAAATCGTGGGGCGTTAATGGCCTCGTGTTGAAGTACATACCAAGGAGGCTCCGATGACGAGCATGAATATTCCGAACAGTCTTACGAACGGCACTACTGCTGATGCGACTGATGTTCAACAGAACTTTGACCATATCGAGTCGCATGTGAATACGGAGGTGGTGAACCGTGATGGCAGTATCGCCATGACTGGCGAACTGCTGTTGCCGTCTAACCCGACTTCGAACCTTGCGGCTTCAACGAAGTCGTATGTTGATGGCAAAGATTCTGCGATGAATACTCGTGTGACTGCGCTTGAAGGCACTGACATTGTTGTGACGTTGACGGGCGATGTGACTGGTACGGGGACGATCACGAATCTTGGTGATGTGTCGTTTGCGACGACTGTTGTTGACGATTCACATGATCACACGATTGCCAACGTCGATGGGTTGCAGACAGCGTTGGATGGAAAGTTGGGTTCGACTGCCAAGGCGGCTGACTCCCAAAAACTTGACGCATTGGACTCAACCCAGTTTTTGCGTTCGGACGCTACTGACACGGCGACTGGAAATTTGACTTTGTCAGGCACGGTAACTGTTGGGGGGACGGGCAAGTATCTGCGGTTTAGAGACACCACAGACAACTCGCACTACGGGGAATTCCGTGCGACTCTGTCTGCCAGCAGGACGTATACATTCCCGAATGCTTCAGGGACTGTGGCTCTGACTTCAGATTTTGCTACCGCGTCTGTGAATTATGCGACTTCGGCTGGTTCTGCGGGCACCGCGAGTTCTGCGGCCACCGCAACGTATGCATCTACAGCAGGAAGCGCTACTCTCTTCAATGGCTACAATACGTCTGCTTTTGTTGGCAGTAGTGGCCGCCAGACAATAACGAATTGCGGTCTGACTGGTGGTTCTTACAGTGGCGCTTCTCTCGTGCTTGACG